ATTCAATTCATCATAAATACCGGAAGTGGATAACTCATCGTATCTAGGATTACGTTCTGTAATCACTACACGAGTACCTTTATTCAATTCTTTATCTTTTACATAATGCTCTGCATCCTGGTATGTGTGGAAAGAGGCAACCTTATCACGTTTCTCGTAAGTATTACCATCTTCATCTTCACTTTCAGATACAACGTATACACCGTATCTACTATGTAGCATAGGGATATGAGCCCATAATCTTCTTGGTCGATGATCAGGGTCAGCACCGGTATTAGACCAGTTTCTCATATCATCACGATGTACCATATCATCTAGTGCTCGCCACATATTATAGGCTTTAAGAACTTTCTCGTTGTAACCTTTTTCACGGATAACTTTATCTCGTAATGGTTTAGCTACTTTTTCTGCTTGCTCGTAAGTAGTATAAGGTTTAATTACATCGTCACTAGCAAATACACGGAAGTTGCCATCTTTAAAGTCCATAAATACATGCTTACCTACTCGTTGTAGTTCGTTATATAAGTTTTTAGCATCTACTTCTTCTTTAAATTCACGGAAGATATCATCATGTTTGAGATTGATATAGACTTCTTTATCACGAACCATCACACCTGCAGGTTGCACAAATTCACGTCCTAATTCGGTAATTTCATTAGCAAGTCTACTAAATTCATCTTTATTTTCTTCACCTAATACGTCTACTATTTCTTTATATTTTTTAAGATATTTACGTTGTAAATGGCTTTCTTTTACGTCAGACTCTTCTGCGTAATATACAATCGGTTTCATCTGTGGATCATATTTTTCAATGAAACGGACCGGAGAACGTAACCACTTCTTACCTTTATAGCCTGCAATATTACCTTTCTTAGTGTCACGGCCCTCAAATTCGATGTTATCTTCTTTCTTGTTGATGTACTTATCAACTGCGTTAGCTAATGCGTCCGTAGTTTTTCCCCATACAGATGGGAAAGCCTCAGTACCTGATTGATACAATGTATCTGCAGTATATGTATTTTTGCCATCATCTGTTACCGCACGATCAATATCGTGGCGTAATGGGTTAGATTTTCTATCTTCAATTACAGTATTAGGTTTAGTTAATTTAGATGCGGACATGAATAAAGCCCCAGTGTGGGCTGGAGCTAATTCACCTTGCAATGCATATGCTATTGTTTCTTCTAAGTTAATTGGCTTATCTTTGTAGATAGCTTGAACTAAACTATCTGCTTTAGATAGGTTAAATTTCTTGTCGAGTTCTTTTGCTGTCCATAGTAATGGTAATAGTTTATATTCTTTGTCACGCACGTTCATTGTAACGTCATTGATGACACTGGTAACCATATTATGAACTGCAGTTTTTGTTTCTTGGATATTATCTTTAGTTGTATTAGCAACTACATTTTTTGCAATATCCCATTCTCGAAGTAATTTTTCCTTTCGTAAATCGTGTTTGTGTAAGGAATTTGTCTCTTGAACATTTCCTTGATTTCCTCGATTGTTTTCCATTGCTTGTTCGTGTTCGTCATACTCTCTCCGTTGACGATCTTGTCCCAAGCTAGTTGGTTCCAATCCTTGACTGTTGCGTTGAATTCTTTCTTCGCTACGTCCATTAGACAAATCCTCGCTACGCACATCGCTACTTCTAGTTGCAGAGTTGCTAGATCCGATTTCTTCGTCCCCATCGGATAGAACCTGTTCATGAAGTCGAGAACCTGTGCTTTCATGAGTTCCTTTTCTGATGCCTGACATTTCATTTCTATCAACATGTAATTGATTAGATTGGTTATGTCCATCTACTTCCTCCTTGATATAATCCGCTATACCATAGGCAAATTGAACGGCATCTTGTGTGGACCCAACATTATTTAAGTAATCTCGTAAAGCCGCATGAATTAATTCATGTTGTAGAGCTGTACTTGATGTACTAATTTTATCCTCAGGAATACTGATAACACCAAGTTGTGCGTTATATTGTGGTGTCTTACCTGCGTCCGTTACAGCAATTTGGATATGTTTAGCTTTAGTTAGATAACTAATAACACTATCGAAATGTTTATTAAGGCGTTTCTTGATACCTGATAAGATAACTTTGGCTTGTGAGTCTGTTAAATTATTACCCCCTCTAGCAATAATTTTTCTCACATTATCATCAAGTACAAAATGACCGGCTTTAATCCAGTTACTGTTAAGTTTGTCGGTGCCTTTTTGGAATGAAGTAGCTCTCGCAAGAGCCTCAGCTTGTGTCAAGCTATTTGGTCGAATTAAAATACCACCATCAACATCACTATCAACTACATATTCACCCTTATCGAATACTTTGTCAAGTGCGTCCTGGATGCCACCAGTAGTTTTTCTATTCATAAATACAGAGTTGTTATCAGAGTTCAAGACTACTCGTTTTAACAATGTATTCCGAGCATTTTTAATAGCAAGTTCAGTTCCGTAATCGAAACCTTTAATATTTACTTTACCATTAAATGGAGTCGAACTAATAAATAATTCTGCGTCAAAAGATAACACACCAAATTCATGTTCTTTATTAGTAATACTACCAGTATCGATACCAATTTCTTCTAATACAGGCATATAATCAACATCAGGTTTCACACCCAACACAAAGTGGAATACCTCAGGATCTTCTGTTGCTCTGATACTCTCTACAGTTACAGATGACTCTACTTTTTTGCCATTATATTTACGTTTATCAACCTTTTTAGGTTGTGCACTGTTTTCTGTATTAGTTTCGACCGGTGTTTCGTTTACATTATCATTAGTAAAATATCGTTTAGCAAAGGCAATCAATTTGTCTTTACCATCGAATTTAATATTTGTTAAACCGGTACTTCCGTTATACATCGCTTTGTTACGTTGGGTTTTTACTTTGTTACCCTCAGTACCAAAACTTTGTTTAGGGAAAGAACCAACGATAGCATAGGCTAAATGTTTAGCTCTAGCAGGATTTTCGGCGATAGCGTTCTCAGGGCTACCTGCACTCTCTACTAAATCGTTATATTCTTTCGCTAACACATTTTTAATGTATCGCTCACGAGGTTGACGCTTAAAGTCAACTTGTTCCGGTTCAACATTAAGTTCAGAACTAACCCATTTACGAAGTTTTTCATCAATCGTATTAGGGCGTTCTAGTACAGCCTTACTAACATATGCAGGATGTGTTACGTTGCCTGCGTCATGCTCGTCAGCAAAGTTAGATTGTGTACGTTTAGGTTTTTCAGGAATAAAGAATACATGATCTCCTGTATCACCTAAATGATTTGTCTCAAACTTATCAATTTGTTTTTCAATGTTTTTCTTTTCTGATTCGTAACCTTTATCTGTGACCTTACCATCATCAATAGCTTTTGTAAATCGTGCTATATGCTCATTGATAATTTCAGCATCACGGTTTCTCCCTTCCTCTGTTCTGTCGTACTTACGAAGTTCACCTTTATCATTAATGTTCTTTTGCAACATTTCCATCATACGCTGTAATTCCGGTAAATGTTTTTTCTTTGCATTTTTGATAATGTGAGCTAATTCTGTTTTAGCGTCTTTCGGTGTAATTTCTTCATCCTTGAACTTTCTTAGTATATTTTTCCCTTTTACTGCATCTGTAGTGCGAGTCGAACGAGGAGAACGTGTAGTTTTTTCCTCATCTTTATTCACACTTTCAGATTTTTTACTCCCTGTGTGAGATTTTTGAGTGGTCTTACTTAATACTTCTTGAGGGTCAATACTCTGTGCCGTGATCAGCGGTTTAAGTTCAGGATTTTCTGCTATTTTTGCCATAATAGAGCCTTCCTTAAACTTTGGTTTGACTTGATTTTTCTGATTAAGTTGACTTGCTTTGACTCTCTCTTGAACACTCTTTTCAGAGTTTTCTACTCTCTTGTCTCCTATTATACCACCGTATACATATTCATTAATAGTATTAAATAGATTTTTGTTGTTATTTTTAAATTCTGTATATTTTTTGTATCTATATATAGGCTTGCCTTGCTTACCAAGTTCTATCATATTTTCTGCGATAGCTTGGTTAATAGCAGTCAATTTTTCTTTGTTACGAGGGTCTTTCGGATCAAGCATACGAGTAGCTTTATCGTATTGAGCATCTGCTACGGCAACATTAGCATTTTCCTCACTCAATTTTTTAAGTTGTGTTTTATTCCAACCACGTTTATCTCTAGCCTCTTGGACAGATTTTACATGGTTAGCAATTAAATTAATTTCGTCTCGAGTATAATTGCCATCCGTAATACCATGTCTACGCAAGTATTCAGGTACTGGACGAGGGCGTTTATTGGCCTTTCTATCTGCATACATTTCTTCCATAGCATTATGAATACGGTAGCCAGTATCAACAGCTTTAGTTTTTATAGTAGCATCAAGGAATGGTTTGTTTACAGAGTTTTTATATCGAGCTTTATAAGCAGAACGGCGATCATCATCTGCTTTTTGAACTTTCTCTTTCTCTACTTCTTGTTCTTGAGCAAGCTCTGCTTTCTTAACGCCTGCCTCTACGGAACGTAAGTTAGAGTAAATTGGTTTGCTAGAAGATAAGTCTTGACGTTGTGCATCTGTGAGTTGGTAACCAACTTTATCTGCACGGTCGATAAGACTGAGCCCATCGAGTTTAGACGTTTTATCCTTACCGTATTTGGATTTCAAGGAACTTACCATAGTACGAGATGCCTCGTCAGCCTCTTTCTTGGTAAGACCTGCCTCTACGAAGTCATCAATAAACATTTTATTATTTAAAGCATCTGTGTTGACTTCATCAGTAGAGTTATCCCAAAGATTAGAAATACGTTCTACTGTATCATTAACGGCTTGGTTTTTAGCCGTGATTTCATCATCAGTATATTTGTTACGTTTAAAACGTGTGTCCATTTTATCAAGAACATCATCGTAGGCACCACGTTCATGAGGAACCATGTTATCAGGGACTACTGAGGAAAGGTCCTCTACAGTATCAAGTTCAGGTTCAACAACATTAGCTGTAATTGGTTCAGATACGTCCTCACTAGGAGGTGCTGTAACTATTGATGTATTTTCATTAGGTGTAGTAGTCGGAAGGCTTTCAATAGAATTATCGATAGTATCTTCCGCAGTTACATTAGAATTATTGCGATTAGCCATGTAACCACGAGTAGCATTGATACCACCACCGATACCACCAAGCATTGCAGAACCAATAAAGGCGTCTTTACCTTGTTTAACCATATCGTCTGTCCATGTAGATGGATCGTAAATATGGACATTATCGTAATCAGGATTTTGTAGAGCTTGTTCTTGAATTTGTTGTTGCCATGCCTCAGTTAAACCTTCGCCAGTAGCACCAATCATCATATTGCCGGCTACAGCACCTACTGTCTTAGCAAGTACCTTACCACCGCCACCCATAGCGATAGCACCACCAATACCTTTCATTGGCTTACCGATCATTGCTTTATCTGATGCATAGTTGAGTAATGCAGGTGCCCAACCTTCATCAAATGCCTCATTACTAGCGTTCCACGCAGTATCATGATCCATACCACGGCTTAACCCTGTCATGTATGTATCACCGGCATTAGATAAGTTTTCAACTAAACCACCGGCGGCAATGCTTGCGGCAATCTTACCGGCTTTACCGGCATATTGAAGAGCACGAGTACCTTTATATAAGTTATACAAGCCTTTGCCAACACCTGCTACTGTACCTACAATAGCACCACCGGCAGTCCCCTCAGGACCAACAACGGAACCCATAGCGGCATCAGCGGCGGCAGACATAGCTACATCAGCGGCGAAACTAGGGACAGAGGAACCAAGGGCTTGTGCCGCTTGATTTGCCCCATACCAAAGATATCCATCTCTATCCTCATTACCGGTATAAGCATTACGAGCGGCAATGTCTCCCATTTGATTAGAGGCCCACATTGCATTATTGTTGACCCAATCAAAGCCCTTGTCTTTAGACCAACCTGCAAGCTCACCAAATAAGCCACCCATAGTTCCGGCAAGGCCTGATTGGAAAGAGTCTAATAGACCATCATTTTCGTTCGGAATATAGCCTGCACTATCTAATGCCTGTTTACGTTTCATGGCGTTGTACTGCGTACCATACGCAATATTATAGATATTGTTGCCTAGAGATTGACCTAAAGTAGGCATTGTATCACTCCTTCTTACCTAATTTCTTCATAACTTCCTGGCTTACTCTGTAGTCGAGTTTATTGCCGGAAACGGAATTTTGTAAGTGTTCCACTTGGTAGTTGTAATCATTTACGAGGCGACTTAATACTTCTCTAGCATATGGCGTATCTTGTGCAGAACTTAACCGTAACACAGCATCGTTAAAGTTACGATTTAATGCGTCTAAATCACCTTGAGTAAAGGTTTCTTTTTCAGCATTTTCTTGTAAGAACCCATTAAAGTCACTAGCGATTTTATCGACTGACTTATCACTAGACATTAAGCCTGTAGAACCACTACCACCGGAACCTCTAGCACTTGCTCTTGCATTAGCTACTGCGAGCCCATTAGCAAGTTTCATGCTAGTAAGTTCTTTCATAAATTGACGTTGTTTTTCAGCCTCAGAGGCTTTAAATGCTTGTGCATTTGCAATTTGTTGATCTTGACGAGCATAACCTGTAGCTAGTTTTGCCATATCATTTTGGCTGATATAACGGCTAGCCATAGGGTCTAATTTAACACCAAGCATACCACCAAGACTTGCAAGCATACCTGCGTTAGAACTATTTTTACTTTCAGCAATCATCTTAGCTAGTTTACCGGCACCAGTTAATTGCGTACTTTGATTATTGAGTTTCGCCTCCTCTTGTGCTTTAGCGATAGCAGATTGCATAAGCTGTTTATCACCTTGTACATAGAACGGAGCGGCAAGTCTGCCACGAGCCATATGACCTGCTTGACGTGATAAGGCACTTCGTAATGCGGCATCACCGGCAGAGGCTACATTTTGTTTAGGTGCATTAATGATACCCATTACAGTATCAAAATCAATTTTCTCATTTGGATCATCTAACCTAAATTGGGCTTGTAAGTTGATCGGTGATGTTCCACCTTTTTGGGTGTAACCGGCATTGATAGTGTAGTTGCCACCACCACCGATAGACTTAACATAATTTCTTGTTTCTTCGATAGGGATTGAATCAGGAGAACCATCCCATCCATTACTGATCCAAGAGTCTACGTTACCTGGACCGGCATTATATGCGGCCAAGGCCTTTGTTAAGTTACCACCATACTTTTGCAAGTTTTGGGCGATGTATTTAGCACCGCCCATTGCACTTTCGTATGGATTGGTCATATCATTAATTCCAAGTTCTCTCGCTGTATCAGGCATTGTTTGGAACAATCCTGTAGCTCCTGCAGAACTTTGTGCTGTTGGGTCGAAACCACTTTCCTGCCGTGCTACACGAGCTAATGTATCAACGTCTACACCAGTTGCATTAGAGGCTTGGATAATTGCGTCTTGTATCGTAGGTGATACATTACCGTACTGAGTCCAATCCATTACATACCTCCTAACCTAAAAGACCAGGCATATGAGATTTATATGTGTTAAAGTCTTGATATTCAGGATCGTGTAATCGTTTACCACGGTTGAAGTCTTGGAAATTGTTCCAATAGTCTTGTTGTTTTAAAAGACCGGCATTAATGCCCTCAGCATTTTGTGGTGTTAAGGTGGGACCAGTATACCCCATAGCAGATAACGAAGCATTGCCTTTACTCCATCCCTCTTTATCATCAGAACCTAGTTTCATCATTGCGTTGGTTTGATTTAAAAAGCCTCCAATATTAGAGGCCTCATCACTAGCAAATTCTTTATCTAAGTTTTTAGCCTCTCCACGAGCTAGTTTATTATCAGCAAGCATACCAAGACCACCTGCTACAGCTTGTCCAAATTGATACCAAGGGTCTGATTTCGGATCATACGGAATGTAAAACATTTAATTCCTCCTCTGTAAAACCTTCTACTACAATGCCATTAGCGTAGAACATATTAGAGCCAGTACATACAAGTTCGTATACAGGAACTACTCTACCTGCAGAGAAATTAATAATATGTTCAAAACCACTATCGGTTAAGATTTCTACACCCTCATCAAGTTCATCAATCGCTTTTAAACCATCACGAGTCCATACGGTTTGTGTATGAGTAGTTTCAACTTGATGATTGTCTGTAGATAAAATCATAGTTTCTTTTAAGCCACATTCGATAACTTTAAGAACTTTTTCAATACCATCTTTAGCGACTACGATATCTCCCTCTTGAATTTCATTAATAGGAATATAGCCGTAATCGGTTTCAATAGTAACCTCAGCAGGGAAACAAGCAAGATATGCACCAACGCCTTGCATTAATCCACCGAAGAAACCGGAGCCATTTTGTGTAACATAACCACGGCCGTTATTAAGTTGACCTGTAGTTTGTAGTGCTTGTTGGTTAGAACTATTTTGCCCTTGTGCGAGTTGTAAGTATTGTTGAGGGTTAGCAAATGAATACATATTAGCTTTATGTGCTAATTCCATAGGATTCATAGCGAATTGGTATTTCTGATCGAGTAGACCACTTTGTGTTTTTAGATCTTCGCTATAATCCTTAGACAACTGTGCGTTCATATTCTTTTGCATATCATTAGTAGTGCTATTGAACCTAGAACTATCTACGATACCTTTTTTAGCCATAGCGGATAATTGCTGACCCATCGTATTTTCGTAGATGCGGTTGAAGTAATCTTTTTTAGCATTAGTATAAACGTCAGGTAGTTTACCAGTAGCAAGTTCTGCTTGCTCTTTTCTAAGGCCATCAATATCATTTACAGTTTGACTATAAATGCTTTGCCAATTAGGATTAACTACACCGCTTAATAGGTCCGTGCCTTTAGATACAAGTGCATCAACACTCGGTTGAATGGACTCTAAGTATCGTTGTTGTTGTCTGAGCAGTTGTTTTTCTTCCTCAGACAAAGGGCGTTCATGATAAGTAGAACCACCTTTCTTACCCATTAATTAACCTCCCTTACAAAGTAATATTGCCATTGACCTCCAAGGAATTTCTTTTCCTTTAAGGTCCCTTTAGTTAATCGTGCATATACCTTAGGGTTATGTGGCGTAATAGTTGCTACACCTTTTAACCCTAATTGCTTTGCATATTGTTCGATTGTGGGCCAAGCCTTATTAAATTCAAAACTAACTGGACCACATTCTAAATACTCTCCACACACACCGTATGTAAAGAATGAACCATCTTCAAAAATATGGATAAACGGATACCATGTTAAGTCCCAATCATCCCAAAAATTACCCATTTTTTTGTTGTATTTGTTTATCCACTTAATAATGTCTGCATCAGTTGCCATAATAAGCTCCTACAAAAAAATGGCACCCCTTTCGGAGTGCCTTTGATTAGCCATATGGATTTCTATTAGATGACCCAACACCTTTAAGGAAATCATCATGATTTGAGCTATGTTTTTTAGACCCAAACCCATTGCCTCGTCTGCTAGAGGATGTAGAACCTTGGCTTACTAGAGCCTCCGACTCACGAACAATATCAAACGAAACGAATTTAAAGATGATTTTACTTTGAGTACTAAATTTAAACTGCAGTTTTGCTGAACGGATTTGACTTTTGAATTCTTTTTGTTGTTCATCATTCGTCCATGTATGATGGATAATAGTGTCATTAATAGCAATGTCACCGGAACCATCTTCGTCAGCCATAATGTCAACATACGTTCTATACACATTCATACGATGTGTATCTCGAATTTCCCCACTCAGGATTACCTGCTTAATAGCAGTGCCATTATCTGTTTTATTATCCCAAGACAACTCATAAATAGCTCCTGATGTGTCACTATCATTCATAGCCACCAACACATGGTATCTGTTTTCACAGATCGTAGTAATGTTATGTGGGAACGTCCATCGACTAAAGGCTTTTAAACCATAGTGATATACATATACTGTATTTCCACTATCTCCGCTTACTATTAATTGCTTGGTCCTGCGTAGGTCAAAAATGAACGGATTGTCCACTCTACGTTTAATAAGTGGGTTACACTTTTCACCAATATCTTTAGGTTCAAAGTTAGCGTAAGACATGGACGTAGCGTAACTTTTTAGTCCAGTAGTAGACATAAACACTACGTCTTTGCCTAAATTAGTACAGGCGTGTCTTGAAATAAAATCGCTCTTACTACCAAGAGATAAAATATTCCAATCACTAGGTTCATTTTGAACAGTGTAGATCATACCATTAGACTTAAATACCAGTAAGTCAGTAGCAAGTTCTGCTACTCCAACGATATCCCCACCGTCTTTATAGCCTACATTTACGTCCTTACGAGCAGAGTCATCGTTGGAATTTTCTGTCCAGTTTTCCTCCTCGCCAATAGCAGAATAAATTAAAAGGTCTTGCCCTGATTTAGATACCACTACACGCCCTGATCGTGAGAATACAATATCAGCATTTGGGGACTGGGCTATTTCTGTCAGATTTTGGTAATTGTATTTCTGCAGTTTGCCACCACTAGCGATGAGTACATTACCACCAAATTTAGTGCAAGATGGTCTTTCTGCAGAACCATTCAACGTGCCAATTAACACTGGCGTTTTACCAAACTCGTACCGATAAATCTTTTTATTCTTTAAGAATACAAAGAAGTCATTCATTTCGTAATCGTTATAGATATGAGTTACCGGAGCCTCAAATGTATGTAGAGGGGTTCCAATACCCCTCCGTGTCCGTAATTTATCTCCCTCAATGTCGAATTCGAAGTTCTCCAAATTTACACATTCGTTCTCTTTTAAGAACTCAGGAGATTTGGCTATATTCATACCACCAGTTAGATCAACTAATGTGACGGTATGAATACGTTGTGTTTTACCAACTTTCTTTGCCATTGTACCTCCTAACGTAATCCATATTGTTTAAGGAACTCGAGTTTATCAGCAGGAGTTTCGCTACGTTTTTTGATGTATTGGGAATATCTATTCCAGTCAGCAGACTTCTTAAAACTATCATATGCAGAGTCTAGTACAGAGATAATTAATTTGCCGTCTCTCGATGCGTAGTTATCTATCGTGGCGTTTGTATATGGACTCACTGGTATAGCTTGTGGTGTATCAAGAACAATTACTAACTCAGATTTACGGATAGAATAGTTATTAGGTAATATTGGAAATTTTTTTAGATTTCTTCCTAAATATATTCTTTCGCTATCAGTAGATGGTTGAATTCCAAAGTCGTATAAATTAGTTATTTCAGGCAATACAATTATTTTTGTTTCTGATCCACCCATATTGTTAGTCAATGTAGTGAGTTTAGGTAAATATATAGTTTTGATAACCCCATTATAGCCAAAAGCAGTACAACTCTCTAATTTAGGTAAATTGAAACTTCCCACATTCGCCTCACCAAAAATAGAACCACACGAAGTCATTTTAGGAGCAGAAAAATTATTTATAGTAGAAAGTTGAAATAATTTAGCAGAGTTATCAGATACAACATTAGGTAATGAAACATTGTTAAACGTGATTCCCTTACCAAAAGAATCAGGTAATTGAGTTGCATCGTCATTCCAGTCGATTTGCTTTGTCTTATATAAGATCGAATGGATTAAATCATGCTCATTAGTCCCTGCACTAATGCGTTTTATCTCGTCAGGAAATTTAGATAATTTTCCCTCAGATTGAACCCCTTTAGATACTAGGGCCTCTTTTATTTTTAGTTTTTTATCATTAATGGCATTAACACTATTAATGATATCTTGGATTGCCATAGTACCTCCTAATCATTCACCTTATTCATCGCCTCTAGTAAACGGTTCATATCATTGTTATACGCAGTCCGTTGGATAAAGTTATTTGCCTCAGCACGAGTTAAACATTTAGAGGCAATTTGATTTTGTGCCACATAGATAGTACGAGCATCTGCTTGTGTAAGGTAGCCTTTCTTTTCTATTTCAGATTTGACATACGCACTAACTGTATCAAGTGATACAGCAGGGCCAGGAGGGCCTGCAGGACCAGGAGGTCCCATTCTGCCCTCTGCACCATCCACACCACGTTCACCAGGTAATCCTCTTGGACCCTCAGGACCTTGTAACCCTCGTGGTCCTTGTGGACCGGCAGGACCAATGGGTCCTCTAATATTACCTAATCGAATTCTAGCCATTAATTATTTACCCTCCATGTTCCGACCATATCAAAGATAAACCGTTGCCCACTAGGTACGCCCCAACCTTTGATATTACGAGTATTAGGTTCAATATAGACACTACCGTTATTAGCACCAAGAGCCACCTCGATTAATTTAGTTGGAACTGGTGCGTTACTAGGTAATGTGGCGATAATACCACCATTACCACTAGGGTTTGTTAAACGAGTATCAAGGTGTAATTTACCAAATGCACTAATAGGACTGAATTCAAGATATCCACGAGCAAGACCACCTGTACCAGGTTGAGCATTACCCCATACAACATCGTATACCATTGTATCGGTGCTTACGGTAATACTATTAACATTAGCGTTGTAGCTAACGTCTACATATAAATCACCATTATTTTCAAGAGTGAACGTAATTTCAGGAGCCGTTCCTTGCTCGCCACGTTCGCCTCTATCTCCTTTTTGACCTTGTGGACCCATAGGACCAGGTTGACCGGCAGGACCGGCAGGACCTTGGATACCACTAGCACCGCTCAAATCTGCGATTAAGCTCATACCAGTTTCTGTCTTAATAAAGAGTTTTGCATTATCAGGGTCATTAACTGTAGATGCTATAATTACAAATTTATTTAAAGGAACATTACCACTGTCAGAATTCATCGCTTGTATAGATGAATAGGTCTTATAGAAAGCAAACGGAATACCAGGTTCACCTTTCTCCCCTTGCGGTCCTCTCGGACCTGGAGGACCCACAGGACCAGGTGTACCTGGAGTACCATTAATACCGTCTCGACCGGCAGGACCTTGTGGTCCAATATCACCACGATCACCTTTAGGCCCAGGAAGTCCTTGTCTACCGGCACTACCTTGTGGACCCATAGGACCTACGTCACCACGTTCACCATCACGTCCTTGTTTACCTTGCGGACCCTCAGGACCCATTTCGCCTCGAGGGCCTGTTGGACCCATAGGGCCACGCAACCCCATTAACTGTTCAGGAGTAAAGTCTTGATAGGTAAATGCCTTACCATCTTTACCCCTAAGACCTTGATGAATAGTTAGGTTAGCAGGGCCTTTCTTTTTAATTTCAATGACTCGATCTATGAGTATCACCTACCTTTTTAATTTGTTAAGTACGTTACTACTCAACAAATCCATAAGTTTATCCATGTGAGATACACCACTATCCCTCATATTTTCTACAATCGATAAGAACTCACTGTAACAGGTATATCCAATCGTAAAGGTAATCGCTTTCATACCTAGTACAATACCTGTATTACCAAATGCGGAGTCTATCATCATAGCGGCTGTTAAGAGTAGTGCATACTGTATCATCTTAGAAAGAAAACCGGCTCCTAAATGGGCGGTAGTAATTTTACCTGCCCTAAAAGCAGGGATCCATCCACGGAATTTATCAATGGTTGTAATTTTTTCTTGTGGTATGCCTTGTTCTAATAAATACTGGTTACTGATAGCAAACCATTTCGTAATAATATCAATCACTAATAACCAAAAAATACCTTGTGCGATATAGACATATTGCGATTGATGGAAAGAAAGGAAAGCAGATAAAGCTGTACCTGCCATAACCTTAACCTCCCAATAGTTAAGCAATTTACAAATCTGTTCTATAAAGCGTTGGTATATATCAAACACATCCATCAATACGATTACAAACACACCTGTAAGGAACCTATATGGTGGTGGATAATGTTTTGAAATCCACTTATTCATATATCCTCCTTAGTGGTATGAAATGCCTGGACTAACTAAAAAAGGACCCTGCAAAATACGTTCTTTACGGCCTTGTGCATCGGTTTGCACAATATCGTAATAGTATTTCGCAAGCTCCTCATAATAAGAACCGTCTGTATCAATTTGTGAAGTAACTTCATTAGAGAAGTTAATATCAACTAAGCCATTCTCAGGCTCTAGTATACTGCATACTGCCTCTGCAATAACAGTTTCGCCTTCTGCATCCTCTCTTACCTTACAGACAAAAGAATAGCCAGTAAGATCTACTGGCTTATCTTTATCATCTTTAATTGTAATTTGGAACACAAAATCATCACCTTGGTTAATCACCAATTCTTGCGTTGGCGGTGCTAATTTATGCTTTGCCATAGTCCCCCTATTTCATAGTGAAAAATCTATATGCAACAAACCAAATTATTGACACCATACCACCCATAACAATAAGCCAAAACAAAAGGTCAATAGTATGTCCTTGATACTTCCTAAAGACATCGCTTATTGTAATATATGCAATTAGAGTGGGTGGAGTCATCCATATAATCTTCCCCATGACAACACCTCCTAATATTTAGAACGTATCACCATTATGAGAATTTGTCAAGTATAATATTACCAAAACGCAATTACAAGTACATCAGCCTCACCATACTTACCAAAATATCCATCATTTTGGAAATAGAAGAAATATCCTTCCCTCGTAATACCACAACCCATAAATGTACGTTTATCTTCAGTTTGTCTCTCATCGATAAAAGGAGCGGAAAATGGTGCAGGTCCACTCATAAAGAATACACGATTATAAAGAGGTTCCCCATGTAGCCAATGACCACCCTCTAGGTCTTTCATTTTCCCACCACTCGGTTTGTTATTCCAATAAGTGGAATATTTGTTATTAAAGTCGTGAATTCTATTTATATCTTCATCGCTAAAATATCTACCAGTATTCGTGTAAACCGAGTCTTGTTTTAATACATGATTGGTTATATAAACTAAACAACGGTCAAAAGTATACCCTTGCGGTAATTCGATTTTTTCTCCACTACGCACGTGTTTATTTATAAAGATTGTATTTTTTAATTGTTGGCCACCGGAATACACGCTACTAGCATCAATACGAGAACCGGTGATATTGGCACCACGAATGTTGCCCTCTTGGTCTACACTAAATGTATTGGACGCATTTTTAATAGTAGTACCTGTAAGACTACCACCTCGTAGATCACCAACATCCTCTGAAATAACAGATAGTTTGTCTACCTTCATCTTATCAGCACCAATAGATTTAGCCTCAATGTGACTAGCTCCAATCGTTCCGGCCTTAATGTTGTCACCACTAATCGTATTAGCGGCAATCTTATCACCGGTAATAGATTTTGCTACTACCTTATCTCCAGTAACGGAACCTGACTTAATCTTATCAGTAGTAATAGCATCGGTTGCTATTTCGGTAGCAGTGACAGAGCCTGCTTTAATTTTGTCGGTAGTTACCGAGTTACTAGCGAGCTTATCAGCAGTTACAGAATTAGCTACAAGTTTATCGGTAGAAATAGAACCATCTGCGATTTTAGTACCAACGATAGATTTATCTCCAATGTGTCTAGCTACGATAACCCCATCATCGAATACAGTATCGCCTGTTATATGAACGAATTTGCCTGAAATAGACACCGTATCTTTGGAGAGATTGATACGAGAAATAATTTCCTTACCAGTGAGTTTATCAATACCGGCTTTAACCTTTACCTCGATATCATCTGCTACTTGTGTGATACTTGTGATAAGGTTATTCATATTATCATTCACGGTGGAATTAATAGCTTTCTCTGTTGCTGTTAATCGACTTTCTGTATCACTTTTAACGGCCTTGACTTTTACATCAACGCTGTTAGATAACTGCGTAATACTAGAACTCAATTCCTTAGCTTTGTCATTAATTGATGTACTTAACGCATCTTTAGTTAAGGTGAGTTTACTTTCGGTATCTGCCTTAGCATCTTTGATTTTAGCGTCTACACGATCAGATAATTGAGTAATATCAGACTTTACTGTTCTAATATTATCTGCTACAGAGGAATTAATAGCCTCTTTAGTAGCAGTGAGTCTAGCCTCTGCTGTATCTTTAGCGTCTTTAACCTTGGCATTGATCGTTCCTTCCATCGTAGTTAAGGAAGTAGTTAAACCACCAATTTTTTTATCGATTTCTTGGCGAGCCTTGATAAGATCATCAAGTTTTTTATTGGCTGATGTGTCAGCGTTTTCTAACTTAAATATCTTGTTATCAAGGTCTGCTCGAGAACGGTTAAGCTCTTCAAGTGTTTTATTAATGTTAGCAAGGCCTAGTTTTTCAGTATTAATCATTTCGGTAGGGATAAGTTCTAAGGTTGATACAGAAACCTCCTTAGACATTTCGCCCTCACCAAAAATATCTATGTATGCTACCTTAATAGTGTAGCTACCGGTAGAACAGTTAAAACTGAACTTATTATCTTGCACAAAGTATTTCTGATTATCGATGTATACATTAGCACCGTAACAGTCCTCAGGAATAACATCGAAATCAATACGTAACCCCTCAAATACTGGCGTAGCTAATACATGTAAAGGAGCGTTAGGAACAGCTTTGCTGTACTCTACTTTTGCAGGTGTAGAATAACTATTACCTACCCCTTTATTGTATAAGTACCCTGTACCGGACCGAGAATATGGTTTAGCAGTAGAACTCCAATCTGTAGTTAAATCAAGCCGATTATGTTCTTCCCCTACATGCTCATCAAGACGAAGTTCTGTCCACTGATACTCATTTTGAGGATATTGTTTCCAAGACCAGTAGGCTCCTCGTTTATCGAACACTACAGTAGCCTCATAAGGTGGTCTAGGTACATATTTACCCTCACCAACGTAATAGAGCGTTACAGGGGCATTATAGGTTTCAGAGAGTGCATTACGCACATCCTTACCTCGAATTCTGATCCAGTATTTTTTACCTACATCAATATTATCAAGAGTGAATGAATTAGTCTTTGGCGTATCATAATGTCTAACAATTTCTTTAGACGTAAAGGCGTCCATTTCATCTATAAAGTCACCAACTTTAATGTCGATACTAGCACCGTTATATTGCTTAATAGAGGACGAGTCCCAAGTAATCAATAAGGATATGGCACCATTTACAGCCTTTTCTTCTACCTTGATACTTCTAATCTGTTCAGGGATTGTATCAGGGTTGTCAGCTAGAACATTATATACGCTCTCAACTTTCTTAATCTCTTTTTCTAAATCAGAGGCGATCCCCTTTAGGTAGTTTTTAAGTAAGGAGATAAACTTTCTACCATCGCCTTGTATAGAAGGAGGTAGTTGATTGACACCATTATCAGACATATACACCTCCTTAAATAAGTCCTACAATAGCCTCTACCATATCTTGTTCCACATCCATATTAAAGCCATGATTAGACATAGCAAGGATAATAACAAGTTGGGCAATAATATTACTAAATGCCTCATTCTTAAACGGAATTTGGTCTGTGTCTTGTGTTAAAATTGGCGGTTTCTTATAGTATCTGACCGTGAGAGGGACCTTACCATAGACCTCCAAGGTAGTACCTTTAATAAGGAGAGGAGCTTGGTTAGTAACCCTGTACCAGTCATTTGGAACCACATTTTGAGCTTTTGTGAATGTAACATCACCTACTACCTCGTAATAGCCGTTCTTAATCAGGATATGCCAAATAAAGTTGATCGCATCGTTGATATAGGCAATCAACTCTTTATCTTCGTAACCACTCTGTAAGTTATCACTTAACCGGTCACGAAGAGCGGCTTTATCCATTAGTTCTCTTACCGTCATCTTCTTTCACCTCGCCTGTAATAGATTTCACATCATAGACTGTATAGGTAACGAGTTGCCGTTGTTGGAGAACTTTATCGAATGGAATAGTATCTGTCAAAGCCTTAACATGAGGTCTACTTGCAAAGTAGCGAATTGGCATAGTGCCAACATAGTTAGGGTCCATGTGTTTAATCTTCATACCGTCTTGTTCCTGAATAAAGATTACAGGAAACTGACCGCACAAAGAAATAAAATCATCAGGACGAGTAGCTTTAGCCGTATTGGTAACTGATACTTCTTTAACAAGTTCAGGGTTACCATCTTGTGCTAATTCTTCACTGAGGCGATCTATTGCTACATTTAGGCTCATCAGTAATTCTTCGTCAGACAAACTTAGTTTTTGCATATCACCAAGACGCTGACGTACTAGAATTAACAAATCATTCGCTGTCATTTTACCTCCTATACAAAGAATGGCATCGGTCTATCAATCGGTCCACTAGACTCGCCTGCCACCATTTTTTGAATTTCTGCAGTAATTAAACCTGCTACAGTATCTGCACCAAAGTTACCGTTCAGTAACCCTAGTCCAAACCGAGCAAACATATCAAAGAGGATATATGGTAAATCGATTTCATCTTCGATTGTTTCGATAGGTTCAAGGATATACAAATACTGCATTGTGGCGTCCTGTTTAATTTGAATGGTATTGCCTACAAACTTATAGGGTTCGTTAAATCCATCCTCAAAGGATTTAAACCCACCAAAGTCAGCCGGCAGGGTTGCTTTCCCATTCTTAGGACGCACTTTTGTTTCTTTAGTAATCCAAAATGACTTAGAGTTAATAAGTGCTAAATTGACATACCGAAGAACGATATTTAAAGCATCAATGATTTCCGGATCACTGTGCTTGCGATTAGCATTTTCCCCTAAGCCATATAAAATAGACGTTACTACGTCACGCACTACTATCATAAGAACCTCTTACCGCCACCAGTTGTAGTTCTAAACTCAGGATTTTTCATAATCCATAAACGGATCCATTTCTCGTACTCTGCCTTATCTTTACCCTGACATTCTTGGGCCATAATAAGCTCAAAGTCACTCATAAAGCGATGACGTGGTATTCGTGCAATCACCTTAGCTTTACCGCCTAGGTTACCTTCAAGACCACTATCACGTTCTTCTTTAGCTTGACGGAGTACATCGGACTCGTCATATGTATGCACAATCGACCATGTGTCCTTATCAACTGTGACTTGTGTATTCAGTCGCATATATCACCTATTTAGATAAAAAAAATAAGGGGGTAGAATTAACTACCCCCCAAGGATTATTTTGTAATGCCGTACAAACGAGCATTGGCAATCGGTGCAGTACATTCGAGAGTAGCTGTACCAGTGATTACGGACTCTTGGTAAGTACCACGGCGTTCCAAATCTTCGTTGTGGAACGGAATAAGGTAACCAAGTTTCCAGTATTGTAATTCAAGCAAATCTACAACATCGTCAGTATACATACGATGAGCCACAAGTTCAACAACACCGAAGTCAGTTTCGAGTACATCGATTACTTGTGTTAATTTTTTAGCCTCCATCGCAACATTACGTTGAGAGTTAGCTGTAAATGTAGATGCTTTACGTTTGTTTTTACCGGACATAACAGCGATATCTACATCACCGCCACGGCTCCATACAGCTTGCATAGCATCATTCAATGCGTCCATGTTAAATTCGCCTGCTTTAGCAAGTTTACCGGCATCAATAGCATTGCAATAAGTCAATTCCATTTTACCGGCAGTAACTGCCGCACCTGGTTTAATAGGAGTACCTGGAGTTGCCGCAGAGTCCTCTGCAGTAGCATGCAAAGTAAATTTATCTTTGTCTACTGGTTTAACAAAGTATTGAGTATTTGGTGCGAATTTAGCGTCAAGTTGGTTAGCACCTTTACCACGAACAGTAACACGATCGCCAGTTACAAAACGGTGGTTAGCCAAAGTAACAACACCTTGAGCGTCTACAGTGATTTCAGTCCAGTTATCTAGGAAGTAAGGAATACCACCAAAACGACCTGCAGTAGTTTCGTCAAATGGAGCTTTAGCTTTGTTTGCTACGATAGCATATTCAAGGTCACGGCCAATTTCTTTGGATGCTTTAAGCATTTGATATGCTTTTTCATCACGCACACCGTATTTTTTGATAGCTTGTGTGATATCAGATACTGTGTAACCGTGTTCGAATTGTTGTGTAAAGTTAGATTCACGTCTACGAGGAGTAGCTTTACGAGTACTGAAATCATGTACTTCAAGTGTAGCGTTATCCATTGCAGGACGTAAAGAGTCGCACAACCAGTTATGTTCTGTATTTGTTACAGAGAGTTTACCAAATCGAGAAGTCAAAAGTGTTTGGTCAGGGTCAATGTTGGTAATAAAATCGTTCATATCCTCAACTGTGCCGACCACATTATAAGACTTAACAGCCATTTCCTTAGCCAATTAAGTTCCTCCTTTATTTAGAAAAATAGTTCATTTTGGATAGCACCTCCGCTTGTTGATCTACAGACAAACCACGCAATTTACTATAATCAATTTGAGTTGTCGGACTGCCAGGTGGTACCGTAGCCGCCCCTGCACTCTCTACGAATGGTGGTTTAAATGTCTGTTTTGGTACAGCAGGTGCTTTACGTTGAATGGTTGGTACATTATTAGTACCGTAGTATTCATTACGCACGGCTGTCATATAGGCATCAACAGTTTGTGTATCATAACGATCCATAGCCTGTTTGATTTGGACAGCTTGTGCATATGGTAAGTTATTTAATTTTTCCAACGCTAATTGGTTAATAGCCTGGAAGTTAGGGTCAGAATAGAACTTACCCATAGTTTGATTAAAGTTCTCAACCACACGAGCCTTTTCTGCCTCTGCTTGACGAGCGGAGTAGATTTCAGCTTTCACATTAGCAATACTATCAGCGTATGCCGCTTGATGTAGAGCGTTATACTCATCGTATTCTTCGCCTAGAGCTTTTTCTACCTCTTTACGAGCATAAGCATCTAGTTGTGTGTAGTAATCACGTTGAGTAAAGTTTGGTTCTTGTTCAGGTGGTTGTTGTTGAACAGGAGGTTGTGCTTGATTGTATGGGTGTACTTGTGGAGGTTGAGCATACTGCATTTGACGTCTCTCCTCAGCGAGAGCTTGTGTCTTGCGAGTATAATCTTGTGTCCGCATGTATCCATGAAGTAATTCATCAAGGGTTACTTCTTGTTCTTGGCCGTTGACTTTAACTACAAAAGTTTCAGGTTCTGCAGGTTGTCCTTGTGGGTCAGCTACTCCCTCGTCAGGGTCCTCGTCACCATCTTCTTCTTCGCCACTACCAAATCTGCCATCGTTGAAAAATACTGGATTACCGTTTTCGTCAATACCGAAATCCGGTGTCTCTGTATTATCGGAGTCCGCAGTGGGTTGCTCCAATTCACCAGTATCAGCAGGTTCTGCATCACCGTCTGCAAAGACCTGCAAATCAAATTTGAACTTTAATTCTTCCATGTTTTCCTCCTTCACTCCCAATTAGGGTTGGTGAATATTAACAATTAGTAAGAGCCTCGACCAGTGCCCCAGTAACCGGTATTCATAGAGCTACGAGATCGTTTATAGTCTGCCATGCTATCACTATCTAGTTGATCAAAACTAACGGATGGCGTTGGAGCTTGGATGCTGTAGTTACCTTTAAATACAGGTTCAGGACTAGGAGCAGGAGCCTCAGGTTCGCTATAAGTACTTTGTGGCGTGTTGTCATAATAAGACGCCCTAATTGCGGCCTGACGTGCCGCCTCTGCCTCTGCTTGTTGGCGTAGTCGCTCTTGTTCTTTCAAATACTCAGCGTAAGGAGCACGCAACGCACCTTGGGAGTACAATTTTTCAATCTCTTGCGGTTCAAACTCTGTGCGAGCTTTCATAGAGGAGATATCATCATCTCCCCAACCAAGACCTTTTAATTTAGCGTCATCAGCCCATTGATAGCCCATACCCTCTGCAAATGGGTTTTGTCTACGCCAGGATTGCTCTTTAGGGATAGTAGCCATACGTTCCTCTGCAATTTGGCCCATTGTTTTAGGTGTAAATTTGCCATCTGCACTATCACGATAAGACTGCTCCATAGCTTTGCCTTGACGCAAGATTTCGGCAATTTTCGCAGAAAAATCAGAACTTAAACCTGGGTGAGATTGTTGATAGGCACGAGTGTCCGCCTCGTCTTGACGAGCTTTTGCCTCGGCATGTGTTTCAAACTTAGGGGCCATAGTAACGGATGTATAGTCTGTACTTGGAGTATATTGACCATCCTGAGGGAACGGTGTATTAGCCTCCATACGTGCCTTAGCTTGATTAATAGGCTCTTTTTTTGCTTGCATATCCTGATACGTCATAGGGGCCTCTTGGACCCCTGCCTTTTCTGCAAGCACTTTAGCAATAGGGGACGGTGCCATTGCACGATCCCAATTTTCAAAACGAAATCCCATATTTCCTCCTATTCAGGGTAATACCCTGTACGATTTAACAATTCTTCTTGCTCTTTAAAGTCAGCAAGTTCCTTATTAGCAAGAGTACCAGTAGCAATTTTGCTTTCTAAAAATGCTTTAAAAGCCTCCGATGCCAGTAGGAGGTTCCTGTACTCCGCTAGACGGCCCTCTTGGCACGTTTTGAGGTTGTTGATTATCCACTCTTGATACGCCTGTAGCCAGTCCTCCAGATAGGTTAGTGCCGCCGAAGCCTCCGCCCCCAATCCGGCTTGTTGCATTAAATTGTTGATTTCCGTTTGGGTCATTACCTGCACCTCCGAATAATACTTGTAACTCAGGTGGCAACTGCAATAAGTATTGTGGCGGTAAAATACCAAATTGAGCGTAATATTGCATTGCGTCATATGGTAATTGAGATAATACTTGTTGTTTTAATTGCATTTCCATCATCATACGTTGTTGCGTGATGTTTGGATCCGTAATATAGTCACCATAATTTTTAAAGCCGATATTTTCTATCCATTTTTTGAATAGATTGTAGATATTTTCCGGTGTAGATACCATGTAACCACCGGCATTGGCTTGCATAAGAGCTGTTAAAAGCGTTTGCGTAGCCATGATAGTAGACTCTTTGGTAGCAATACTAATACCTGCATTAACTACCAGGTCAAAACTACCATCAAGGTCCTCAGGACTGATTTTAAGCTCTTTATTGGTAAGTCTAATGACTGTTTCTTGATCGATAAATTTCTGATTGAGGCTTACCATAAAGCGGAATAGCTCATACATACCTGTTTCTGCGAACATACGAGCCACAAGTTCAAGCCGTTGTGCAGATTGCCCTAAAATAGCACTAATACCAGTAGCTGTTTTATTAAGGCTGTTAGCATCTAACCCTTGGTTATACCGTGTAATACCGGTACGGTTTTCCTTTTGTCCCTCTAAATATTCAAGGAATTGGAATGTTTGAGGAGATAGAGGAGAAATATTCATAGGCATAGCCACTTCGTTAAGAGAGTGCCCTGCTTTCATACGAATAACTTTACGGCCTTGCACAAAATCATCAATATTAATAGCAGACTCGTCTAATAGCATCTTCGGATCATTAGTAAGAGCCACGTTTTGCATGATTTGACGTGTTAGGGCTACTTTAAGGTCTTGTAATTCACCGATTAATTCGGCATAGGAACGCTTTACCCAAATACGATGTGGGTCTTTCGTAGGAGAAATAGCGAAGAATGGGTGTCTACCCATGTAATTTCGCTCCATACGGATGATCGTATCACCGCAAATCGTAATGATCATATCTTCCAAGATACCGTCATTATTGACGTCAATCTTTGTATAGCACTCGTACAGTGTTACTTCCTGGCGAGCAAGTTGATCATCTTGCATGATATCAACGTAATTGTCACCAATGACTTGCTCTACTTGGCTTTTTACAATGCCATTACTATTGTTTTCAATACGAATTTCATCAATATTAGCATAAATCCCCTGTGCCTCACGTTCACGCAAGTAACTCATCGTTACTTTACGTTTATGAGCTACAAAATTAGCCTCATCAAGTGACTTAGCATCAGGGGAATATAAAAATTCGCTCACTAGGATATTCTCTATCTTAGGAGCGTTTTTTACATAGTATGGAGATTGATAAGTAACTAGGAAGTCACCGAACGCATCCGGTCCTTCCATGTTGGTAATAGGTACGCCAGTTTGAATCAGTGCCTGCAAAGCCTCGTTATTAAGAACGGCTTGCTCTGTAGTATACCCCTCTGTCCGTTCCCAGTAGCATTTAATAATACCCATACCAGTGATAAGGGCATCTTTCATCCAGTTATAGAGTAATGGGAAGAATTTATTTTGACGTTGAAGTTGATATACAAGTAATGACTGAATAGTTTCAGCCTTGTTATCATCTTCTTCCGTTACGCCTGCTACGGTAATGACCTCATCAGAGCCTATGAATACTTTCATAAGGGACGGTAATGCCCACTCGATAGTATCGGTTACGTCCGTAGACACAAGGTCAGAGGTCTTAGAGAGGATTGGGAACTTTTTCTTGTAATAGTTCTTATCAGCGTAGTAGATTTCGTATCGTTCTTTAACCGCAGGTTCTACTGTACTTGCCTGATAGGCCTCTGCACGCTTGATATCGTTTTGAACGTACCTAACTACCGTTTTATTTAAGTCTTGTAAAACGGTTTCGCTGTCCATTTACCCTCCTTAATCAAGAATACAAATGATATTAGAATGAGGCATTAATAGATATTCACGCCCCTCGATATTTACCTTTTCGGAATAAGGGCCAAATTGTACTACGTCCCCTTTTTGTACTTCGTTATGGATCCATTTACCGTAATCAAACTTACCCTCGCCTGAGGCAAATACAGTGCCTGTATTTTGTACTTTAGTATTATTACCAAGGATAATGCCACTTTCAGTAGTTTCTTCACGGATTTCAGGAATAACCAATACGTTGTCATGTAATAGTTTCATTACATTGCACCTCCCAAAGGAATATCGTCAGTATGCACAGTATTGAAAGCCCCTACCGGAGGCATAGCAATCTGTGAGATATACGCTAATGCGTCAATTAAGTCATCATGTAGGCCCTTAGGGAATGACTGTAATTCACTTTCGAGTTCTGTTAAGAACTTCGAACCCATAGGGAACCAAACACTGCCAGTTTTAAAACGAGGTTGCAAGGTAGCAATACGAAGTTCCTTGCGACTGGATGCCTCGAGGTCTTTAACAGTAAACCAAATATTACGTTTTGGCATTTCTTTTTCTAGGTAGTGTTTAACGGATGCCTGGTAGGCAACCTTTTCGACCCCTACATACACCGGTTTATATTTCTGTACGGCTCTAAAGATACCGTCAATGGTTTGTGATGGATCATACCTATCAAAATCAATGTCTAAGATGAACCACTTATTATCAGGGTTCACGGCTACTGTACAAATTACGGTGTAATCGGCACTCTCTTTTTCAGAGATAGCAAGGTCAACCGTAGTATAGATGGAACAATCTTCCAGTTTCAGCTCATTAGGAGCGTAATACATAAAGTATTCTTTCTTAAACATTTGGCGTTCCGGAGAAATAGCGATACACATTTTTTCTCGCTCCCAAATATCCAATTTGCCTAACGCTCGCCAAGCCTCTTTTTCTTCGAAAATCTCAGATACAGGAAATCTATCAGGCCAATTAGACTCCCCTTCGTCATTCATAACAGGAATACGGAGTGCATTGAATTTAAGCAGGTCTTTATTTTCGATTACCTGTTCAATCAAACACTTCTCACCGAGGTTATTGCCGATCATGAAAATACGAGTTTTCTTACCAAGGAAGTACGCATCAGAAAGGAACCAGTTGTAATCATTCGTTTGCACGGTATCAGATAAACTATCTTCCACGTCCTGAGGGTCATCGATAACGATAATATCAGGGCGTTTATCCCCCCATAACAAACCACGAATAGAGGAACCTTTACCATAGGCCTCCATGCGAACACGGATCTCCTCACCCTGTTCATCGGTCACAACACATTCGAAAGCCTTTTCGGATTGTTGCTTAACCTTAACAAGGTTTAGGCTTAAAAACTCATTAGATACATAGGTATCAGCAATCTCTTTAAGTTGCTTACTAGCCTTAGATTGGTTCGCCATAATAAAGACAATATAATTGGCTTTCTTGGATGGGTATGTCAGCCGGTACAAAGGAAACGCTCTAAGAACGTAGGAACTTTTAGCGGACTCACGGAACCCCTCAATGGCAAAATGTTTCGTACCATTTAGGAGGATATCACTCCAAGTGTAATGGAACCAAGCAGGCTCAACCTCATCCTCTATAGGTAAAAACAACCTATGGAAGGTAACAAGGTTTTCTTTCCCTCTACGAAATGCCTCTGCGATCTTCGCCTCAACATCACGAGATATAACATCACCTCATTTCAAATATAAAATTCGTTAAGAATTTCATATTCTCCGTCAGGTTATTAATTAACACCCATAAGGGGAATAAAAAATAAAAAATTTACTTACAGGTATAGGGATATATACATAGGGGTACCTATAAGTAAAGCCCCACCTCTCCCCCACCGCTATCAACGTCAAATATAGATGAACGATAACGGAAGTAACGATAGGGAGGTATAGGTTGTAGATCATACTCTTGGGGAATTCTAGGGGGAAACTTATATTCTTGGGGAGGGTTTTACAGTGGGGTTTATATTCTTGGGGAAAGGGTCTCTAAACATGTCCTCCGGTGTAGGGGGTGCCCAAATGCGAAGCCCCACCCTTGGGCCAGGTGGTTCTCATTATCAATAACAGGCTAAAATAGGCGAACATAAAAGACATAAGGCGAATAAGTACCATAAAGCCAGTAACTACCTGTATTCTTAGCCGTTTGGGTGTATGTGTTTAAGTAAAGACAACGAAAGGGAACAGCCGTGAGGCAGTCCCCTAGTAGTTAGGTCTTTCAAAACTGCATAGCGTGTTAGGTAGTCTTATAGACCACCTGGTAAACCCCTATTTTTATAAACATTGTTGCCAATAGAGGGCAACGGAAAGAGGTTCCAAATGGCTATTAAAAAGACTATCGATACAACAATCACAGAAAACACTTTCAAATATGACTCTAAAAAGGGTATCTTGACAATCTGTATTCCTGTTGAGTTTAACAAAACTCAAACAGTCCTACAGGCTAAGAATTTAAGCCAACAAAGTGGGAAAGAGTGGAAATACATTTCTTGTAAAGATACTAAAGGGAATGAGATAACCCTCTATAAAACAGGGTTTAACTACATTCCACTTGTAAAAGAGACTAAAAAGTCTATTATTGATGAAAGTAAATTAGAGGTGTTATCCACTGATGAAAAAGCGGTGCTAAAAGCTATATTGGCTAAGTTAGCATAAAAAATCGACCTTGCCAGGTGGTGTATAAGGTTACCTAACACAATGCACGATGTTATATATCCGTTCGTGTAAACCCCTGTTTTTGGGCACTTTTTCGAACGATGTATAACCATTAGTACACATTTATGAATTTTTATGAGGTGAATTCAAATGAGAAAACACAATTTCATGAACAGACATTTTCTATTATGTGTAGCGACTGCATACGGTCATTTTATCGATGATGCTTGCAAAAACTTCCCTAATATGAAAAGGGACGATGTACAAGCGTTAGTAACAGGGGACTTTATACTGTTCTATCACATTGCTATGGAACGGAACAGAAAAAGCAAGTTCCATGTGGCAAGTGCTATGCCTAATTTTGACTTTAATTCTGTACAATCTTATTAGGGGGCTTTATGCCCTCTTTTTTTGTCTTATTTATCGAATATATGTACGATGTTTGCCAGGTGTAGATGAGTGTATATATTTTAAAAATAGATATCACAATGAAAAATCATAGTTATATAGGGTATTCAATAGGGTTAATCTAATACCAATAATGTAATAGGGTTTATTTTGGTTATCTTATCTACTATATAGGGTGTATCTCTTATATAGGGTATTGGGTAGGAATTTTATTTTTCTTATTCCCTCCGCTCCGTATTGGCTTTATCTTGCCTTTGGCAATGCTACGCACGATATAAGGTATTCTAACCGCTTATAGGCGGTATAGGGTACCTTTTTTATTTTGTCTACATATATCTATATTCCTGTAATAGTCTTAAAATTGATTTATTTGAGTTATACGGCGTTTTTATGCTTTTCTAGGGTTATTATACCAACAAAGAAAATAACTCACCTTATACGGCGAATTTTGATATATTGCATTTTTCACATAATAATCATGAATTAAACAAATTATAAATACTTAAATAATTATTATACATTTCATAATATATTCATAACACTAATAACTACACTTATATATATAATATAGTCACTCATCAGATGATTATCAATGATAAACCACCAAACACCACGAACCCTGAACACTGCTTGCACCCAGTAACCATGCGGATTTTCATTTCATCGAGTGTTCATGTTACGTTGTCAGCAGTTGGTAACCAACGAGTGTTACCGAGTACACTCATCTACACTGATGAGTGGTGGATAGTTTATGCAGAGATTGGAGGTGTAAACATGGAACTTGCAACTATCCAAACGATTGGCAATGCATTTTGCCACCTACTCATTGCAGTAGGTTATGTATCTGTAATTTGTTGTTTGTATCGGACTATCAAGGAGGATAGAAAATGACTTTAAAACAGTGTCTACAATATCTTATTGATCAAGGGTATAACTATATCGCTTTCACACCTGCCCAAGATAAAAGATTGTGGCAACAGGAAAAGCGTATGGGTGTCAGAGATAGAATTAGCCACTTTATCGTATCTGACAACTGCCCTACTATCTTTAGGGTTGGCTATGGTGGGTTCTGTGAATACCGTAACTGCAATAAAGTGCGTATCGTAGATAGCATCGAAGAATTATGGAGCGGTAGTTATACAGACGGTATTAACCCCATCGAGATTTCCTCTATCTTTCAATATCTTGAACCACAAGATATAGAGAAATTACCTTGGGAATAATTTATAAAGGAGCATTTTGACATGGAACATACTTATATTACGAAAAGCGGAAAATTTATTAATATCAAGATTTTAATTAGCACCAAACCTCATCAATTACTTAGTCAAATGCAAGAAATCCTGCCTCTATTTAGTGATATTCAAGACGTGCAGGCATTTATCTCCAGTATCTTAAATGACGGTCCGACAAAGACACAACCGTATCAAGTATTACGGTCTGTGATGAAAACTTACAAGGTACCGCAATATAAATTAGCACAGGAAATCGGATTAAAGAAAAATACCCTCAACGCAAAAATGTTGGGTGTTGCCCCATTTAAAGACGTAGAGAAAATTAAAATCTCAAGATATCTAAAAAATAAAACTGGTTATGAAATTACTAATTTATTTGAACGCTAAAAGGAGAACATCATGGAACGCAATTATGTAATAGACAACCGCCTTTATAGATTAGAAGTGCTTACAGAACAAATGTCCACAGGGAAGTTATTCTACTTCCTCCGTGGTGTGCAAGACACCACAGATATTAAGAGAGTAGCTTATGAGGAGTTACCTAAACCGTACTCCGCTACAATCACTCACCTACCTAAAGGGACTGTTATTTGTGAACGGTACTCTTTAGAAATCTTGGTTGAAGATATAGATACTGATCTACAATTCGCGAGTTACACAATCCCCCACGATACTGATGGCAATCTAATTACTGCCGGCAACTGTTACAGAACACCTGGCGGTACCATGTTTGCAGTAAAAGATAGACAAGTTATCCCTCAAATCAACAAGAATGTAGATTTGTTGCATAACATTGACGGCTCTGAAAAAGTTGACGAAATGGCTTACTCCATGATTACAGGCGAAAAACTTACAGAGCCTGACAGTTATATGTACTCTGAAAGTATTGAATTATGGGGTAACAAGTGTGAATTTGTTGAAAGCTCCTACTCCAATGATTTGCTCCCTGAAATCCTCACCAATGAGTATGAGGAGTTCGGTGGCACCATCGTGTTCCGTTCTGATATCGAAAACGGAATGTGTGACGAATACTTCGTCTGTGAGGAGTGCGATGAAATCCATCACATTGACGAACTTGAAAACATCAACGGAGATAAACTCTGTTATGGCTGTGTACAAGACCACTATATTTACTCAGACATTATGGGTGAATTCATCCATGAGAACGAAATCTGTTATGTCAACGATGACGCTATGAGTTATGACTACCGTAGCGACAACTACTATTGTTGCGAGGATTGTGGAGCTTGGGTCGAGGCTGACGATGTAATCGAAACAGAGGACGGCTATTACCTCTGTGACGATTGTGCAGGGAGTTATCGTATCGGCGATGAATTTTGGTACAGAGACAATTTCATCCACGATTACCACCCTGACATAGACCTTGAGTTTTATGGCGATGGCCCTAAATACTTAGGTTGTGAATGGGAAATTCAAGGAGGCGGTGAAGATGACCGCAAAGCTCGTAAACTCTTTGGGGACAACAAATATTTCTACTGTTCCCATGACGGTAGCTTAGATGACGGCTTTGAATGTATCACAATGCCATGTTCCCCTAAGGTACTACTCAACGATATCAACTGGGAACGCCTTACAGGAGCTGTACTTGGTGAGGGTTATGATGACCCTGACGGTGCAGGGTTCCATATTCATATTTCAAGAGAACACTTTAACGACCGCAGTGCCATTGGCAAGCTAGTGCGGTTCTTCTACAAGTACTATGACGAGCTTGTAGAGTTTGCTAATCGTGATGAAGATGACGCTACTCATTGGGCAGATGCAACTGACTGTGACGGCGATACTACTTTCTACCGTAGCTATGAGAAAGCTATGGAAGGTAGATATAGTGCAGTCAATGTACAAAACTCTGCAACAGTAGAAATCCGTTTATTTAATTCTAGTTATGACGCTCGAGATATTCGCTCCTACATTCAATTCGCTGATATCATTAGCGACTTGGCTAACGGCTTTTGGGCGGATATGACCTGGGAAAATATTAAGATTTTAGCTGACGAACGTGGCTACGATGATTTGACTAGCCGTTTAGACGAAATGTGTTTATAAGGAGGGAAATATCATGTGCGTAATCGCTATTTACGAGAAGAATTTAGAACTTAACAAAGAAGAATTAAAAAATTGTTTCAAGAAAAACCCTGACGGTGCAGGCTTTATGTACTTCGACCGAAAGGCAAATAAGGTCCACATCAGTAAAGGGTACTTTACTTTCGATGAGTTGTGGAAACAGCTCGAAATACTGCCAGTTGATGTAGACCGTATCATCCACTTTAGAATTGCTACATCAGGAGCTATTAATACAAGCACCTGCCACCCATTCCCTGTTTGTGACGATTACAAACAAATGGGACGTGGTGAGATTTTCTGCGACGAGGGGTTAGCACATAACGGTATCTTGTACGAATACACTCCTAAAAAAGGAATGAAGTCACGCCACTCCGATACGATGTGCTTTGTTAAGCAAATGGTTCACCCTTTAGGAGAGGCAATCATGAATAAGCAGGTGCAAGACCTCTTAGAGGAACACACCATGAGAAATAAGTTCGCTATACTTAATCATGATCAATTAGTAGTACTTGGCGACTTCGAGCAATCTCGTGACTCACTCGCCCTCTACTCTAACTCGAGCTACTACGTTCATAAATGGGAACTTGATGATTTTGCCTGGGGGTATACCACGGACGATGAAAAACTACCTAAAGATTTTGAAGTAACTGGCACTGACTTAACTGGCTATGGTTACTCATATGGAGAGGATAACTACGATACGTTCCCTATTGAGTTATGGACTGGTAAATGTACTGATGAACTCACTGCCGAGTATATTGATGCTGTGTACGATTTATGCTATAACCTCGATATCTTTATTGGGGATTGGGAAGAAAAGGATTTCTCAATCGTATTCTATGTAGACCAACCTGATTTCTTATTGCAAGAAGACATAATGGGCAAGAAATTCACAATGGGTAACTGTAATTACCAGGTTAAAAAGACTAAAGAATTAGATACTAAACAGGTTATGTAGTGGAGGGGTTATATACACCCCTCCCTTTTAGGAGGTAGCTATGGATTATATAGAAAAGTTCGATAATTTCTTTACTTACAAAAACTTGTTTATATATGAGCTGGTTAAAGATGACGGACTAACTTGGATTTCTCAAAAAAGACATATCATCCCAATGGTAATTGAGGATAAGGAAATAGGAACACCACGTTCCACGGCTCATATATTAATGAACGGCGATTTAAAAACATACAAAACTTTTGAAAAATGCGAATACAGTATTCCTTATACGTTTAAAGTAATCAAGGTGTTTAACCGTGAACACCTACTTGATTTGCTAGATTATATATAGGAGATAGCGATGGACATAAAAGACAGATTTAATGAATACTTCAACTATACAGATTTGTACTGTTACCATGTTGACGATTTATTTTATGAATTCTTTGTTAGGGATATACTCCCTGAATATGGATTTAGTCACTGTCAAATTATATTACCCCACGGCTCAATGGCCACAACAGGGATTTGCAAGAATGATACTTCAATCAATCAGACTTATAAAATTAAACGTGTGTATAACAGAGACCATGTAGGTATACTCGCCTACTCGTTCGGAAAGGAAATGCCATGACTATATATGAGATGTACGATAAGTTCTTTTGCACAGATATGCCAATCATTTACGATGGCAATTACATGTTCTTTATCTTTATAGTCAACCGTAATCTCAAAGAACATTCTCGTGCTGAAATTACACTCTTAAATGATAACGATACATTAGAATTTGCTACTTTTGGGAAATACGATACCGATATACCTCTCCTATTTAAAGTTAAAGAGGTATATGATAACACACATTTAAAATTACTAAAGGAGGACTTATGACACTACCCCTACTACCTCACCAACGTGAGGGTGTACGATACATACTCAAACATTCATCTGCCTTTGTTTGTGATGATATGGGTATGGGAAAAACTCGTACAGTAATTGAGGCTATATTTAAACGAGCCGTATTCCCTATCCTCATCCTCTGCCCTGCTAGTCTTAAAATAAACTGGCAAGTAGAGATTAAGCGGTGGATTAATGTAGACGTTCCGATTGATGATGTGAATTGTGAGGTGATAATCCTAAACTATGAACGGCTAAAGAAAAATAGATACAAACTTAAAAACAGAAATATAAAACAGATCGTTATAGATGAGTCACACGCTTTTAAGAACGAAACGTCTAAGCGAACGCAATTTGCGTTAGACCTGGTGCAACAGATACCGTACAAAATATTAATGAGTGGTACCCCATTACTTAATAGACCACTCGAACTACTCTCTCAACTTAAAATTTTGAATTGTGTGCATAAGATTGGTGGTGAGGAATACTTCCTAAACACGTTTTGTAACCCTCATCAAACACCATATGGTATTGATTACAAGGGCTGTAGTAACTTAGATGAACTGTATTTAAAGATGAAACGAGTTTGGCTTAGACGAGTTAAGTCAGAACTTGAAAACGCATTACCTCAGAAAACGATAGTACCTATCCCAGTATGTAGGGTTAAGCAATCGGCTCCTACATCACTACAAGAAATCGAACGGTTCGATAAGATAGCACTGCAATATAAACTTCCTCATGCGGTAGATTTTATTAAGCAACTTATCGAAAGAGGTGAGAAAGTTGTGGTGTTTGTACATCACAAAAACATAGGTAAACACTTAAATCTCGCCTTCCCCAATGCCTCTGTTATAGTAGGTGGGCAAACCCCTCGTACTAGGCAGGAGAACATAAATTCTTTTCAACATGGTACTAATCAAATTATTATATGTAGTTTACTTGCTAGTAGCGTGGGTTTGACTTTAACAGCGAGTAGGTGTGCTGTTTACATAGAATATCCTTGGTCACCCTCTCTACTCGCCCAATCTCAGGACCGTATTCATAGACTAGGTCAAACGAGGGATGTATTTATCTATTACCTCTACGCCAAAGATAGTATCGATGAATACCGACTGAACACAAATAATTTTAAAAAGGCTGTGATTGATTATGTTGTAAGTGGAGGTTCATTATGATTTGTATTGAAAAGGGAATGTACTTATGGGAATTTCATCCTGAATGTAGCCCAAAGGCTTATATCGTAGATGATTTTGTAATCGGTGACATGAACCCTGCAGGTAGTATATGGGTAAGGTGTTACGAGTGCCATAATTTACGCACATCAAACAGGTTATTTGATATATCTACCGCACGAAGAAGTGAGATTTGTATCTCGGAAGATAAAGAAATTTTTAAAGTAGTCGAATTATTCTAAAACAAGGAGATTATATATCATGGAAAACACAAAAATGACTAAAGAAGAAATGTTAGACGCTATTATTAATTTTGCAGAAGTTATGGATTATATTTGGGAAGAACGCCTCTACTGGTACGAGCAAGTGGGTACATTAGATAAAGCACTCTCTGATATCCGTCACGCAGTAGAAACTGAGTATGACGGTGATGTAGAACGTGGTAATATGTACGCACAAAAATTACATGAAGTAGCTAAAGAAAGACGCCAATTTAAAAATATGCAAGAACTTTTCCTCCCTGTATTCAATGTGTACAAGCGTTCCGATGAATTAAGACACGCTATTAATGCTATGGCCCACTACGCCGATATCATTGCTAACAATGGTCGCAAATACGAACCTAAAGTATTACCTGATCTATTTAAAGGGGGCGAACAAGATGATTGTAATCAATAACAGAACCGATAAGCCTTGGCGTATCTGCCAAATATGGAGAGGTGTAACAGAAAAAAATATCAAATCTGATTGGGTGTATGGTGATATAGAATTAGCAGACATGTGTGTACAACCTCGTCAAATAATGTTTGGCCTTAGACAATGTTCCTTACCTTTTGAAGATTTGTTTAAAGTGATTGAGGCTTTTAACCCTGATACCGAGCAGTTCTATAAGGAGGTGTAGATATGCCTCACGAGGATTATTTAATGTGTAATAACACGTTCAATGAATGGAGAATGTTGAGCGGTGTTATGATATTAGACCAAGAATTTGGGTATGTATTACAAGAATGTCATGTGCAGTCATACTCATTGAAATTCCCTTGTGACAAATATTTCCACAGGGTAGCAGTAGACAACACAAAATTATTTAAGATTATTAAACACTATAAGGATTGAGGTGATTATATGAGTGAACTTATCCTATCCTACCCCACTGAACCTACTTATTACAGTGCTAACGCAAGATTAATCGATGAGATATATAATTCTGACGATAAAATTGCCGTCAAACATGAACGGCTTTACCGGTACAATACTTCCACTATTTCAGTTGTAAACTCACATTCTATGAGTACAGAAAATACTAACAACGTATTTATTATTACTAAGAAATTTATCCCTGATGATCAATTAAATACAGGTTGGTACGATGAGGATAATATCCCATTCTAAGGAGGTATCTTATGAAATTAATATTTGACCCCATGAATACAACAGGTCGTGTTTATACTTTAAATAATGACTCCGGACTATTTCAAGAGGGACATTACTATGCTTTCAAACCGTTCCCTGCGGTATTTAGTTTCCAAACTACTAACCAGGTCCCTAACCGATTAATAAACGGTGAGGCTATTATACATCAAGATTGTTTATACAAAGTGATTAATGTATTTAATGAAATACCTATGTATTGTTAATGAGGTGATACTATGAAAGACATAATTTTTAATGATAGAGGTTTCTATTTCCTAGCTCGTGGCGGAGAATGGTCTTATCACTATAACTATGAGAATTATTGTGATATAAATGCCACTGCGGCACCTATCAAAAATTTAGAAAGTTTACACGTGTACCCTAATTATAGTCACGGTGGAGTACGAAAAGAACGTGTGTATCAAGTACTAAAAGTTTACAGTTCACCTAAAGACCGTTTTTACTCTGTTCAATGCTAGGAGGTAATAACATGGATATTATTTTTAGAGATATGTGTACCCCACGTTGGCTATACGCACCGAAAGGGAGACTGTATAACTCACTGGTAATTGGTAGCCGTAGAGACATCTGTTCTACAGGACATTTACAAGACCTATCTGATTTCCATGTGTTTTCAAACAATATACATCACAATGTAAAACAGGAAAATATATTCTTTGTTAAAGAAGTTTTCAATAACCCAAGACCATCATTTTACTCGTAAACAGGAGGACATTATGTTACAAAGTAAATATTTCACAGAAGAAGGTTTAAAAGTATTATTAAGCGATTTCTATGAGGGAGGGGCTAGATATATGTATAGACCAACAGGGTATGATTTAATATATCTTTCTCGAACTGAGCCAGCCATATTAGATGATGGCGAAATTGAGAGCCTAGGTGATGAAGCACAAGCTCTACCAATGCACACTGTTAATCTACTAAGCGATATATTCGAAAATACGAATTGTATTAATATTGCTAACGCATTAAATAAAGTAGACTGGTCGAAAGTACCAGTCAATACTAAAGTATATGCTTATTGTAACGACACGGTTCAACAACGCCACTTTGCTCGTTATGAAGGTGGCACAGTGCATACGTGGGTAAATGGTGGTACATCATGGAGTACGACACATACCAATGATAATTGGGATAGAGTAGAATTAGCGGAGGAAATTTAATATGATTACAATCACAGTAAAGCACAAAGAAGTAGGTACACAGAATAGCGTTGATATTGATGAGTTAGTACATAGACTCGTATATATAGCTATTAAATACTACCATGACGACGAAATCATGGCTAGTAATATGAAAGATATCATACAACAGTACATAAAATAAAAAGGGGCGA